TACGTAGTCAAAATTTACGTAATTTTTATTAATAATTTCTTCTTCGTCAGGTACAATAAATTCATTTATTCCTGTCATAATAGGATCATTTATATTTCGTAATTCAAATAATTTATCAGTTACAGGAGATTGATAACCTAATTGTGATGTCTTATCTCTACTACTGTTCAATATTTTTGTTATAATAAAACTTAGTTGATTGTTAGGTAAAACCTTTAAGGTGTCTAAAAGTTGAAATATTTTTACTCCTTCTAACTTTGCTTGATTAAGAAGGACCTGGCTAATTGTTCTAGCCGCACTTTCTTCAAAATTTCGTTGTGTAAAAAATCCTACTGTAGCATCAAAGTCGCTAGCAGCAAATTCTAGCGGTTTTGAAAAATAAGAGTCAAAAAATTGTACTACTTTACGGTTAGTTGATGTTGTTTTTGTAGGTAGACTAGACATTTGTAACCTTATAATGATGGAAATTGTGCATTTGGAACACCACTTACTGAATTTTCAATAAAATCTGCTGCTGTCCCTTCTGCAAAACCTTGTAATTCTTGTCCTAAAGAATTAGGATCTAGATTTTGTACATTTCGAGCCAAATTTATACCTGCTAGGGCAGCTTGCAAAGGATTTTTAAATCCTTGTCCTGTTGTAGCGTAATCAAATAAGTCTACGCCTCCAGATAAAACAGCTCCAAAACTTGCAGTCCCTCCACCTGCTAAAGATAATGGACTTGGTAAATAATCGTAATGTGGTACTTGACCAAATCCTTTTGGTATTTGTCCTTCTTGTATTCCGCCTCTTTCCATCCATACTGTTTCATAAGATACAGAAATACTTAACTCATTAGTTTCTGCACCAGCAGATGCATCAACAGAACCATATCCTAATTCTGTTATTATAGGATTAACTAAAGTAAAAGTTGTATAAGTTTGTCGAGTAAGTTGGCTCATTTGAATGTTGGTAAAGAAAGGGTTTGTAACACCTCTGTGATAACCAAACAGGTCCGTATTTCGTTTACTATTTTGGTAGGTACTATCCCTTGCTCCATATAATTTATTATAAGCTTCTGGTTTTACATCATAGTTACCATCTAGAAAGTAATATCGATAATATGCTTCAAGCATTCCACTTATTATTCCTTGATTGTCGTCATGGAAATTAATTGTTACTGGATTATAGGTTATTCCCGTTTGAATATGCTTAGTTCTATTATACTTTTTTTTTGTTTCTACATTTGATGTAAAAGTAGGTAATTGGGCATTTTTAACTAACAACCCACTTTCTAAATCATGTTTTTTTGTATCCCAAGTAGGAAGTGTTTCTCTCAATGCAGGAGAGAAAGTAAAAGCAACATGATATAGAAATTTGGTTTTGGGAGCAAGCCTATAAGTATTTTTTACAAACGTCTTATCAGCATGTCGTGCATCTCCCAAGTTTCCTTTAGGATTTAACGCACTTTCTGCTACTCCTTTTAAGTAACCTAATACATCCATATTATCCTTTCAGGTTAAGCTGTTGAAGTAGAGCCACTTGTTATTGGAGTAAGTAGCTTACCTACACCCGGAGAATCAGTATGCGCGGATTGCAATGCATTGTCATATCTGATGGTCAAAGAAATAGTATTTGCTGCTGACTCAGCATAGTTCAATGAATTGTAGTTTGCGCTTTGAATGTAGCACCCAACCAATGCAAAGGATTCTATTACAGCTACTTCGTGGTATCCTCCTGATGAAGAATTTCCACCGTCTAAAATTTCTATCTTCATATCAAACTTATAATCACTTCCAGCCGCAGCACTTGATTGCTCGAAAAAATCAAATTGCTTTTGTATTTGTTCACCGACTACATTTTGGACTGCGTTAGTTACATCATCTCTAATGTTTAAAGTAATCGGTTCCCATGTGGATTTTCCAGCTAGATAAATTCTTGAATTATAAGTATCTAATGTAATATCATCAAAACTTAAATTAGGTTTTGAAACATCGATTACTTGTTGGGTTAAAGAAGTGGAATCTGCATTTTCACTACCAAACTTATTTAATGTAACTCGAAATCTGTACTGAAGTTTAGGCATAAGTAATGCGCCGTTATCATCACCTACTCCTACAACTCCAAAATTGTTTAAACTTGCTGTTGGCATTTATTATCTCCTTAAATAAATTTTATAATATAATCACCCAGTAGTACCTGGGATTACAATTGGATCTGCTGCGTCCTGAGGTGGAAGTTCAGGTGCTCCTGCACCTGTACTAAGCGTACTACCTGAAAAGCTGTTAATTGCACTACTGAATGCAGCGCCTATTCCTGCACCTTTCCGCTTCTCATCTGTTTGTACAGCATTATCGTAACATATAGTTAAAGTAATAGTTTGTGGTCCAGATTCAGCATAATTTAACGAATTATAGCTGGCACTTTCTATCCAACATCCCATTAAAGTAAAAGCTTCTAGTTCATTTGGTTTATGATAAGCACTATCACCATTACCTTTTCCACCGTCTAAAACATTTATAATAGTTGTAAATTTGTAATCTCCACCTGCTGCTGCACTTGATTGCTCATAAAAATCAAATTGCTTTTGTAATTGTTCTCCTACTAACTGCTGGATATTTTTGTCTGCATCATCTAGCAGGTTAATTGTTATTGGTTCCCAATTATGTTTTCCAGCAAGATAAACTCTTGAGTTATACATATCAAGTGTAATTTTCTCAAAACTTACACTTGGTTTTTGTACATCAATTACCTGTTTAGTAAACTCTTGTCTTTTTGAAATAGTGGCGCCAAATGTTTCTACTATAACTCGAAAACGATATTGTAATTTTGGCATTAATAAGGCATTTACAGATCCAGTATCACCTTGAGTTCCACCTATAATAACACCAAAATTATTTAAACTAGACATAAAATCTCCTATTTACAATATTTATCCTATTATAAACCTGAAATTTCGCCAGTATTTTTAATCCGTAAAGGAATATATATAAATTCTAAAGCTTTTACCGGTTCAATTGCTATATCAATATATAACTCTCCTCGGTCAATTCTAGCAGGTGTATTGTTGCTAGTATCGCAAACAATTAAATAATCATATATACCTCTAAGTGCAACGAGTTCTATGAAAATTGTTTCTATAGCTGCTTTAACTTCGTCTCTTGTTTGTTGATCATTTGGCTCAAATAAATAAGGTTTTGTTGCAACTTTTAACACTCCTCTTAAATAGATAATTAATCTAGCAACATTGATTCTATCTAAAGCACTAGGAGTTAGTTGTCTAGTTTTTTGACCATAAGTAATAAGTCCTGCTCCAGTTACGAATGTTATTGGATTTACATTGTTTGTATACAATATGTCTCGTAAACCTTCATTGAGTGCAATTGCTTTAAACTCTCCTTCGTCAGTTATATAACCTGTTGAACTAGCGTTTGTAATTGTTCCTCGCCTTACACCAGCAGGAGCAAACCATGGATAAGATATTTGATCACTTAGGGCTAAAGTACGGAGCATCATATGACTAGCAGGTACAACAACATTATTTCCAAAATTGTCACTTGTAAATCCGCTTGGGTAGTACATTGCAACATACGGATCAGAAGTTACAGCTCCGTTGATGTTGTCTTCTACTGCTAAATTTACATTTGTAGCCCAATTATTTAACACAGTGCCATTGGGTTCTAATCTAAACGGTGTGTCAGCAATAATAAATGCGGACAAATTTCTATCATAGTTTAACGATACTAATTCATTAGTAAGTTCTGGATAACCAGGACAACTTAATAAATTAAATAATCTAGACTCGTCATCTCTTATATCTTGGTTACTATTAACTTCAGCTTGTAATCTTTGCACTACTACTTTTCTTTGAGCATGACGACCGAAAGTACCTGATCCGTCCTCTTGATTTCCTGACTCTGTTGTCCATCTAGCAGGTGCATAGTTACTCATTGATTCATCGTTATATCTAATATTTTTTTCTGCAGTATCAATATAAGATGTTTGATATTTTTTTACATTAAATCCACTACGTCTTGTGTTAACTAATAGCATTCCTTTTGGATATAAGCTAGGATCAGGACTATCTGGATCAACAAAATCACTTGATAATAAATCTTTTATATCTCCTGGTTCGTCGCTATTGCTACCGGCAGTATTATATCTTGCGTCAGCAAATAGTACACCTTCTTCAGTTGTTTGATCTGAAAGGTCTAATTCAAACCATCTTTTTACCAAAGGTAAATCTGTTCTTGCTGCATTAAATTTATAAAGTTTAGGATAATTATCAATATCTGAAGTGTCAACCCAAAGGTCTCCAGTAACAAGTGCTGTATTGTCACTTTGTAACAATGGCATAGTTGCTGAAACAATAGGTCCTGCTGGATCTGTTTGCAAAGCAGTGTCTACATTATAATAAGGACTTGCAGCACCTACAGCACCTCCGTTATACAATAGTCCTACAAACTCAGAACCATTATGAACTAAGATATCTATTTCGTCTACAACTGAGGTATACCATAATTGGCCTTCTTGTGTTGCGCCTATTGGTTGATTATCTGTTGCTACGTAAGTCAACACATTCCACAAACTTGCTTGTAAATACATTGCATTACTGTAACCTTGCTGATAATATAAATTGGGCGTACCATTAGCTTCGTCAACATATACAGAAAACCCTACTGATGCTAAAACACTGTCAGTATCTACAAATTTAATTTCTCCGCCTGTAGAATGATTTATAATTATCTGGTTATTGCTTGTAACGGTAGCTGTAACATTTGGAATATTTGCATCATTTATTGCTCCAACTAATAGTGCCGAATCTGTTGATAATCCATTATATGTTGAAGTTACTGTGATTATATCGCTAAAATTAGCAGTGCCATTATCAGTCGACTGAACTGTAAATGATTTTGTACCAGCGCCGATTGAGCCATCTATTACAATATTGCTAGTAATGGTTGTAGCACCAGTGTCTATTCTTTTCATTAATTTATGTATCGCTGTTGGCAATGCTCCAGCTGACACATCGGTTTGCATATAAATGTCAGTCATTTTTAAATTTGACCCGCCTCCTGAAATATCTAAATTATACAAGGCTTGTGCGTTTGATGTGTAAACGTTAACTGTTTGTGAGTCCCATAATTTTACAGCATCATTCCAAACTTTTAAATCTACTTTAATTCCTTTATTAGGTTCTGTAATTTTTACCCATACGCTACCACTTGGACGAGGACTTGTATCTGCAAGTTTATACTCTGGAATATCTGTATGCTTAGAAATTTGCAGTTTTGGTGGATAATAAGAACCATCTGTAAACCCAATATCTGCTTCCGGATCTATATCAGCAGATGCAGTGCTGGCTATTGCCATAGTAGTCCATTCTTGGTCATTCCAATAACTGTTAAAATAAATTTCTAATTTACCGTTTACAGCAGCAGCCGATACAACTGGAGTTAAAGAAAACACTGTATTAATAGTTGTAGCAACGTCTTCGGCAGTGTCTCCAGTGGTTATATTAATTTGCTGAGGATCTCCTGATAAAGCATGAGCCTCTGTGCTTGTTACAGTAATAGTAAATGATGCTGCTTGGGCTCCTACTATCGTAAATACTTCGCTACCCTTTACTGTAGGCCAACTTTTACTCCATGCACCACTTCCTACTAATACCCAATTGCCTGTACTATTCCTATAAAATGTTTTATTTAAAGTAGAGGTTGCAACAACAGCATACGAGCCTACACTGCCAACGCCTTTAGAAGGTATTACGCCTGCAAATCCATTTGTTTCAACACTTCCTGTATTTTCAGTTTGTGAATCGTCAGTAATAACAATTACTTTTTTGTATGTAAAGTTCTGTCCGCCGTTTAATATACTAGATCCATTCCATTCTTGAACACCCCAAATTGTAGTGCTGGTATCTAACCAATAAGCACCATCGGTTGGATCAGATCCAGGTGCTGTAGAACTTGCTTCAATTTGACTTAAATCAACGTCTGCTCTTACGACCCATGCAGCATTGGCTATTCCTAGATATGAGTATGCTGCTTGCAACCCGTATTCGTTTAATTCGCTTGCATGTATTGGGTTGTTGTTGTTATCAATTTGGAATGAAGGATCTCCAAATGTATCAACTAAATCTCGTTGTGATGTAATTAAATAAGGTATTCCTGCATTTGCATTTAATGTTCCAGATGCAGTTCCAGTACCTGCTCCATTAGGCTTGTTACTTGCAGTTGCAATAAACAGTGCCGGAACTGTTCCTTGTTGCGCTGGTATATAAAAACTTTCGTCAACAACTTTTACTTCTACTCCTGGTGATACTAGTGCCATGTTTTTCTCCTATTAGGCTAATTCTATTAATAGTATTTAGTTGCATTTGATAAAAATTGAGTTGGATAACCAGGCGAAAAAGGTATAGAAAAGGTATGGTAAATATTGTATGCGACCTTTATGTATTTGCGGATTTCGACCAGCGGCTATTAACTATAAAAAAAATAATAAAATATATTATAGGAAAAAATGTGATACCTGTTTGAAAGCATCAAGCGTAGGTGTAGGAATACCTAAATGGCAATTAAGCGGATATATAAAAAAAAATTTTTGTGAAAAATGTAAATTTACAAGTTTTTACACAGAACAATTTAACGTTTATCATATAGATGGAAATTTAAGTAACTGTAAAAGAAATAATCTAAAAACAATTTGTGCCAATTGTCAACGTATTTTACATAGAGAAGGTGTAAAATGGAAACAAGGCGATTTAGTACCTGATTTTTAGCCTATAATAAATCCATATCCAGTACCGCCTGCTACTGCAGTGGAAATTTCTTGTTCTAATTTTTCCATCTCTGCCTGTGCTTCTGCTTTTAGTGCATCACCATTAAGTTGTCCTCCACCTTGCGGTCCTGCTATAGTTGCAAATTTACTTCTTGCTTCTCCTAACATCATCTTACTTATAGCTAATGCATAATCTCTTATCCAAGATTTTGCCATGTAATCTAAAAGTAATTGATCATCTGGTCGGTAATTGTAACACTCAAGTAATAATGTTTCTTCTGCCCTAGGACGTTGTAGTATTGTTAAGACGTGGCGTGTCCTATTCCAATTGAATTCTATGAAAGATCCAAACATCCTGCCTACAAGTTCTTGGAATTGGCTAAAAAAATCATAGGTTGCCAAACCTCCTAAATTAGAACTTGCAAGTAAATAGGTATTTGTATACGCTAAGTTAAATGGCTCAAATATACTGCCACCGTCACCACCGCCTGTTCTAGATCCTATACTTCGTCTAAATATGCGT